ATCTAGGTCTGGTCTTTCCTGAGTAGCCCAATCTCCCATTGCTTTTGTAAGAAACCAGTCTTGAGGGAGGCGTGAGCCTCTCTTGTTCTCTTTAATTGGTTTATGGTTAATGGTTAGTGGTTTATGGTTATTGGTTGCTATTGGGGTAGCATTAGGGGGGCTAATAGCCTCCCCATTGGGGGGTGTTCCCCACCTCTTAGCCGCCCCACGTTTACCTGCCTCTGCAAACTCTTTGTATTGCTTGATTTCCTTGTCTGCACGAGGAGAAACAAAGCCATCTTCTGTTGAAATAAAGAACTCATTGAGGACAGTCATTACGTCTTCTTCATGCTCACGCATACCGATCTGACGAGCAATATCCCTGTGTTTTATGGGCTGCTCATGCAAAAAGTAGAAGTCTAGCAAACGTCTGTAAGCCAAATCTTCCAACAAAGAAAGGTGGTGGGTGTGACTTTTGTAGTCACCAATGTGAAACTGGTAGTAGTGCATATATTCCGCTTTTTTAACCACCCTTTGAAGGAATTGCCAGCAGGAGAAGGGTTAACTCTTTTCGGTTGGGTAGCAACTCCCGACCTAGCTGGATTCCATAATATCAAACTAATTCTACTTTGTAAACTCAAATATATTGATTGTTGGTAATTTCATTTGTTGGTTGTCTGCCAAGCAATCTGACAGCTTGGGCATTCATAACCGCATACTCAGCCTTAGAAAAGATACCCTGTGCATTACGAATGTCGAAAGGATTTAGCTTGTCATAGGGTTCATCATTGGCGGCTTTTTCAGACTCAATCATGTGTGGTGCTAGGGTGTACTGAGAAACCCATGACCGACCCATCTTAACCTTACCAATGGTTAATTTCTTCTTGTAGCTCATTTTTGTGCAACAAGCTGCAATAGATAGTCTTGGTATGCCTGTTAAATCCTCTATTTGGTAGGATGTAAGTGGGCCGTTTTGTAATGCTCTGATAACTGCTTCTTGGGTCATTTGTAAAGGTTCTCCAGGTTGATTGGTCGGTTTAGATGAAGTTCTAGCGTTCTGGCAAGCAAAGCTGTTACAGCCGCATCAAAATCCTCTGGTTCGGTTGTATAAGCACCAGCCATTGTTTGGGCGTACCCACACAAGGCTTCAGCGCATCTTTGTTCAAGTATTTCAGTTTTCATGCTCAGAATACTACTGTTGTTTTTTTGTTTGTAAATTAGGGTTTATCCCTATATAAAAGCCTAAAAAGGTGTGGCACATTATCGGTGTGGGCAAACAGTAACCCACGTTTAACAGGAGTAAATATGCCGATTCTTAATGGAAAAAAGGTCATTGACCTAGAGGTGGATGGAGTGGTTAGCGGAGATTATCCAGATTTCTGTGATGCCTACTTCTCAGATGGATGTTACGAAGATGGAACACGATTGACAGAAGATGAGTTAAACAAGCTCACCGATCTGGCGGGTGACGTTCTGTGGGAAATGGCTTTCGAGAGTCTCACATGAAATCAGTATTTGTACAGTATTCTGAACATTTCTCAGACATCCACTACTGCCCCTATTGTTTGACAATCAAGGGAGATAAAATAGTTTGCTGCCAAGAAGCAGACTTCATTGAGTTCAAGGATTTGTATCCTGAACAACAAAAAGAGATTATTCAACAAGAGTTAGATGAAAATCAAAGGAGTTAATATGTCAATAGAAGCGTTACTGAAAAAGAATGTTAATGAACACGTTGAGAAGAAGAACGGCTTGTCCTACCTATCATGGGCTTGGGCTTGGGCAGAGGCTCTCAAAGCCGATCCAAAGGCTTCCTACAAGATAGAAATGTTTGGCGACAAGTGTTTTATGGATATCAATGGTACGGCAATGGTGTTCGTTACAGTTACCATGTTTGACAAGCCAATGACCTGTCAGCTTCCTGTGATGGACTACCGAAACAAAGCCATCCCCAATCCTGATGCTTTTGCGGTAAACACAGCAATCATGCGTTGTATGACAAAAGCCCTGGCACTACATGGTTTGGGTCTATATTTGTATAGCGGTGAAGACGTTCCAGAAGAGGGTAGGTCAGTAGTGATTACGCCTACTCAAGGAGCAATGGATAATATTCCCCCAGATGAAGTGCAGTATTTGCAAGAGATGGCAGTCGAATTGATTGCCACCTGTGAGCAAGGTGACCCCAAGGCAGCTTGGGATAAGTTGGAAGGAGAGAACCTTGATGCAGAACAAAAGATTGCATTATGGACACTCCTACCCAGTAAAGTAAGAAGTGCGTTAAAGAAAGCAAAGGAAATGTGATGGAAATTTGCCAAAAGTTGTTACAGGAAACTTTCTTTTATGAAGATGGGAATCTTATTTGGAAGCATCAAATTGGCAAACGAAACCCTGCTGGAAAAATCGCTGGACGAAATAATCATGGATACAGAATGATAGGTTTATTTGGCAAAGGTTACATGACCCATAGACTAATCTTTATGTTTCATCATGGTTATTTCCCACCAGAAGTGGATCACATTGATGGGAATAAGTCTAACAACAAGATTGAAAATTTAAGAGCTGCAACACATTCTGAAAACCTAAAAAATCAGAAGTTAAAGTCTTCTAATACTAGCGGTCAGAAGAATGTTGGATGGGCAAAACGTGAACAAAGATGGAGGGTGCGATTAACAGTAGACGGAAAAGATAAGCACATTGGTTACTTTAAAGATCGTGAATTAGCAGATTTAGTTGCAATGGAAGCGTGTAATCTGCATCACAAAGAATTTTCATCATATAAAGGAGTGTTACATGGACAATAATCGAACAGAGCAGAGGAATAATAGCGGGGTCTTGTTTACCAATGATAAGAAGGAAACCGATAAGCATCCTCATTACAAAGGAAATATTACAGTAGATGGCAAGGACTATTGGCTATCAGCATGGGTTAAGGAGGGTAAAAGCGGTAAGTTCATGGGTTTAGCAGTATCTCCCAAAGAAGACTATCAGCCCAAACAAGCCCCTAAGAAGGCAAGTTTTGAAGACAGCGACCTGCCTTTTTGAGTTAATATAAACCCGAGGGGAGAGCTGTGCAAAGGATTTTCCTAGCTTGCAGACGAGCAGTTTTCCCCTCACCCGATAGGAGTTAATAAATGAATGATATTTTTGGAAGCATGAAAGAATCAATGGAAAGATTCTTTGGTACGCCAGCGTTTAAGTTGGCTAGAAGAGAAGACCCTATAACGAGCCATCAGGCGGCTCAAGCAGTTGATACCACCAAGCTAGAAACTCTTGTCTATGAGGCCATTAAAGGCTTCCCAGATGGGTGTATCTCAGATGAGATACTAGAGATGTATCCAAACTACCCATATTCCTCAATAACAGCAAGGTATCGTGCTTTGTTAGACAAGGGATTTATTGAAGTTTCAGGTGTCAAACGAGGTCGGTTTGGCAGAAATCAACGAATTATGAAAGCTGTCAAATGATAGAAAAACCACCATATTCCAAAATTAGTTATCCCTCTGTGCCAAACAAGGATTTCGTATGGTCTTCAGGGTCTGATGTTCAAGCCATCTGGAGAAAGTTTGGATGGACTCCACCCTCTGAGAAGATGCTGCCACCGCCACCAGAGAAGTATCAAGAACCTTTGCGGAGAGTTCGGTGAATAGAGAAAACATCAGCCGCTTAATACTAGATGCTGGAAATGGCGATGAGGAATGGGCAATCATTGCCAAACAACTACACAAGCATTTTCCTGATGAACTTGAACGCTTTGCCGCCCTTGTCTCTTCTGCCGAGCGTGAGGCGTGTGCTGAAGTTTGCAAGAAACACGCTGATTTTTATGCGGGGCTTGAACCAAGTCCAATCGCGCAATCAGCATGGGCGGCTTGCGTTGATAACCGTGACACCATCCGAGCAAGGGGACAAGCATGACTGAAACACAAATGTTGGTGATGCTTGGCACCATTTGGATTGCCCCTCATGTCTGTGGTTGGTACGGCAAGACCATTGGTTGCATCATCCTTCTTGTGGCCGCTTGCAAAGGATTGGGTTGGCTATGACTAAAGACGAAGCATTGAAGCCAATCTAAAGGATAAAAATGTTTTATAGACAATGCAACAACTGTAATGAAAGATGGGAACTTGGCACTGCAAGCACTTGCACTTGTGTAAAAAATGAGTCTGGGTCAATCCCAGTTGACAGCTTTTCACATTTGGGAAAGCGCACATGGGTTAGTCCAACAGACAAAGAAATAGAAGCTATATGGGAGGTCGCCATGTTTGCTAATTATGGTGTTGGTGCTGAGTTAAGCAATCAACCTTTTGTTCATTACGCCCGAGCCATTGAAGCCAAACTCAAGGAAAAGAATAGTAACCTATAAGCTACTTAGCCAACAGGTAAAGACCTATATTTGAGCTTGCGTAACCCGCATAGACAATCGCCATGTGTGGGTTACCCTTCATAAACTGTTCTACCGCAATGTAAGCGTAGATTAAGCCTGTCAAAGCAATCAACCAGGCACTCAAAATGCACCTACATCAATTACTTCGCCTCTGAACTGAATCATATCCTCATCAAATTTATGGACGAGTTCAGGCCATAAAAGCTGACCATTGAAGAAGTTTAACACCGCAAACCCTGATCTGTGGTTATTGGGGTTTATTTCAGCATAAGTAAATTGTGGCCCGTCAGTCTCAGCCAATGTCCCCGTATCCACCCCATACCGAACCCCGTTGTAGTCGCTAAAAGGAGTCACCTTTAGGCTATGCAGATGCCCCGTAACCACCGAAACCCCCGCATTGACAGTATTATTGTGGGTAGCATGGACTCCACCCTTGTATCGGTGTTTGATGATGCAATCTTCGGTAGGCCATACTGCCCAACAGAAGTCCCAATCTGGGATGTGGTCTGTCAACTTAAATCCTAATACTTCTTTGTACTGTGGTGCGTGTTGAGCAAGTCTATTGCCAAACCGAATATCGTGATTGCCCCATGTAAACAGTAGCTTTACATTATGTCTAGCTGCTTTGGCTACTTCTTCTATTTCGCCTAGCGCACCCTGACAAGCCTTTAACTCTTGAATAACAGAGGTTTGCGGTTGGTCAGTTACGTCATGGCGAGATATAGAAGCTCCATCAAAGGCATCCCCGTTACATATCACCGCCTTTGGTTTGAACTGTTCTATAGCCCATAGAAGCCCTTTAAAAGCAGTTGTACGTTGACCAGGTATGAAGTGAGCGTCTGAGAACACAATCACACACCCGTCCAACATCCCAAGTTCTACTTGCTTTAGAGGAGAGAAGGATTTAGGCTTGTTTTTATCGTATTTAACACCACGATGGTCAATTGCGGGAAGTGCCATCTTGTATTCTTTCTCAATCCACCTTCTGCGGAGATGGGTTGCTCTAACACTTATTCCAAGATGCTCGGCTACTCTTGTCGCAGATTGAAGTTGACCCCAAAGCTGGATAAACTCGGTATCAGTACACGTTTCGTTATGTCCACTCATCAGGAATCCTTAGATAATAACTTTTCTAGTAGATTGATGACCCTATGTTCTTGCATTTCAACCTCATCTTGAGAAGATTTGGGGTCTTGTGCCACAGTCATTAAGTCGTGCAGAAACACATGAAGCAACTCATGTAAAGCAGTCTGATCCAGAGACTCTGGTGTGATCTTTTCAGCACCAAAGTCACCTAGTCTGTAAGTAGCCAATCGAGCAGAAGCATTAAACTCAACAGAAGCCATAGCAGCTTTAGCTGGTTTACTTCCTTTCTCAATTCTCCAATCACCCAGACTAAGAACTTGTTGCCACTTTTTGACACTTTGTGCAAATAAAGCGACATCTTGCGGTGTAGGAATGTTAGGCATTTCAACACCTTATATCAATATTGTTACAGTTTAGTTTAAGAAGCCAAAACTAGCAAGGCATGGTCTATATGCTTTATGCGGTCTTCCAAGCCAATAAACCCACCATTTATCTTCTTGGTTAAGGTCTTGTAATCTTTGGAATCAGCATATTGGTTCAGTTTGTGGACATCCCAAAACCACCCTGCGGTGAGTGCCGCATACATGGGGGTCGCCACCAACTCTGGTTGCATCACAAAATCCACCCCTAAAGCCTGACCTGCATGGAAATAGTTTGCATGGCCTGTCAATTGGATACACCCTCTGCCTCTGAAACGATACCCATCCCCAGACGCTTCATCCCTGTTGCCCATACGATTTGAGTAAACAGTATTGGCAATCAACTTGGGATTACGAGCGCAAGCCTGTGCCTTGGCAGCATCAAACCTTCTAGGCCATAGTTTCTGTAAAGCCTCTGCCCTATACATTAAATTTTCTTCCAAGATTCTGAAGTTCCCACACTCATGTCCACATTGACCAATGAAAGCCGCCTTTCTAAGCGGATTCATAATGTCAAAGCGTTCAAAAGTGGCATTCAGGGCATCTACCCACTCAGCACCAATGTGAAGTTGTCGGAGTTGCTCACTATTGACCATTGACGATTCTCCTTACTTCTTCGTAGGCGGCAACGCAGGAGTTGAGCTTGGTGATGGCTTTGTCTCCATCGGCTGCGATGTCGATAAGAGCTGTAATAAGCGCTCGCTCAGATTCGCTTTGATCGGGTTGGATATCTCCTGCGGTAGGGGTGGCACTTGTACTGGTTTGTGGACAACTTGCGGTTGGGATGCGCAGCCGACCAGTCCTAGCAAGCTCGTGCATAGCAGACTGTTTCTTAGTAATTTCATCTTGTGCCTTTCTAAGTTTAGATTCCTGATCCTGTAATTTAGTGCCTAGCTCTTGTTCTTTAGCCCTAGATTCCTCATTCTTTTTGGCAATGGCTATCTTCATGTCTCCATCACGTTCTAGCCACCCATAGTGGTGTCCTACTCGGTATGTACCAAAGAGAGATACCAGAACACCAACGATTAACCAAGGTAAAGGTAAAGGAAACATTATTCAGCCTCTTTTCTTGCTTGAGCCAGTTCTTCACGCTCTTGGTCATCTTCTAGGTGTTCAGGAGGGGTTGTCGGAGGAGGGCCAGGTGTCCAAGATTCATCCAACTCAGGGTTCTTCCAAACAGGCATAGCACCGAAAGGTTGAGAAGGCAAACCATACGCAGATTGCGGAGGGGCATAGGAAGGGTTAAAACCGCCCATAGAGCCTCCATAGCCCATTGGTTGACACGTTGGGGGAGGATTAAACGCCCTAGAAGCACTAGACATAGCCCGTTTACCAATAACTCCACCGATACCACCAACGATCAACAGAACAATGTCGTTCAGCATTTTGGTATAGGCTTGGTCAATCGGCGCCATACTTTTGATAGGCTGAGTCACAAAAGTGACAGAGTAAAGCAAAGCACCAACAATAAACATGAGGATAAGTGTGACTGCAATCACAACAAACCCCCAAATTCTTACCTCGAAAGCCTCTGTACTTAGAGGTTCATTTTTCGGGTTGGACATCATTGATTTTTTTCTCCAAGATTGGTGCTACTAAATATTCAGGGCAAGTCTGGGTGAACTGGCATCTAGGCTTTTGACATGGTTCAGCATGAAAGTTATCTGGGTTCTGACAAAAATATCGGTATTTCTCATCACAACCATGTAGCATAAAAGCTACAAATACAAGTATGTACTTCATTTACCAAGACCAACCTTTCCAAGTAAAAGATTGACAATTCTGTCAGACAGATCATCAGGTAAGAACTTCAGAAACCCCAAGAAGTACAAAGCCACGCACCCGTAAACGAATATCTTGAGGCACATATCAAAGGTCTTCTGATACTCATTCACCGACCGCACCTTCTAGTGGCTTCACAGAATGTCATCAACTCATTCACGCCAACAAAGATTAAAAACAACACAAAGCAGATTCCACCTATTGCCAAGCCAATCTCTAGTTGTTCTTGCTCTTTCTCTTTGGCTGCTTTCTCTGCTTTCTTTAAAGCACTTATCTCTTTGGCATCTGCCAAGTCCATTTCTGCTTGACGGGCTTTAATCTTGTTCCAGACATCAATCTTGCCTGTCTGCATGAAGAGCATCTTTAACTCTTCCTCAAACGCCCTAGCCTGTTCTAAAGCCATCTCAATCTGCAAAGCCGTACCCATGTTCGAGCCTTTGCCAGACTGTTTAGCCTGAAGCATGGCTTTTGTAGCTACAGACTTAGCGTCAAATAGCTTACCAATCATGGGCGCAAGTGAGCCTAAGTCATTGGCCACCTTGCTGGCCTTCTTGACCATCGAAATAGCTGACTGAATGCCAGCTAGAGCGCTCAAGGGGTCTATTGGTATCATTTCTTTCTCTCCCACTTAATGCACACAACCCTTCGGTTGTAAACATCACCAGTCCAAGTCCATTTAATACATCGGTACTCTATGGTTGCCGCCAAGAGAAAGGCGATCACGGAAATGCCCAAACAATAATATAACTACAAAAGATTACAAAACCAAGAAGAAGGGCTGCTACTGAGATAGCAAACAGCCCGTCTTTCATTTATTGCTCTTCAGAATCAAAAGCACCTTTAAATCCAAAGGTTGCTGAAGAACTAAGTGTTGGACTCCATTGGCTTGGGTCTGCCAACAGTTTCAATACTTGACTTCTTTCAGCAGCAGGTAATGTTGACAACAAGTTAGCCGCACCTTGAGGTGTTTTCATGGCTTCTGTCAAAGTTTGCAATGTTTTGGTGCTAACGGCTTTTTCTAACTCGCTTATCACTTTGTTAGTTGATGAAGCCACTACACTCAAATAGGATGGCAATCTTATGAAAGAAGTTTGTTGTTTTAACAGTTGTGCAAGTGCAGCCTGACCTTCTTTGACTTGCTCTCCAACAGATACTTGAGTCAATCGTTTCTGCGCCTGATCTCGCAACACAGACAAACTTGAATCTGCCAACTCGGTAGCAATGTTGTACTTGCCTGGCCCAAGAATTCTCTCAACTTCTTCAGGAGTTTCATTCTGAACCAAACGCACAAATCCATCTTTGTTGGTTTTCCACAACTTTAAAGCCTCACCAGACAGTTTACGCTCGGCAATCTTCTCCATGCCTTTTGTGTAATCAGCAAGATATTGGCGATAACCTCTGCCACCAGACTCTTCAATTGCATCAATGATAAGAGGTCTGATATTCCCAAGAACTGTAGAAGCAAGATTTCTCTGTGATGTAGCATCAATGCCTGGTCGCAGTTTCTGAATAGCCGCATTCACAGAGTTTTTACGAATGGCATCCAAAGCCAAGGCATCTACGACACCGCCATTGTTTGTCCACTTTGCAATGTCATCAGCAACATTCTTTACTGCACCAACAAGTACATCATCACCAGCAAACTTTGGATTGTTTGCAATAGAGGATATTCTTCGTGCTAAAGCAACGCCTTCAAGTGGCTTGATTCCAACAGAACGAAGAGCATCTGCCGCACCCTGTGCAAAACGAGCGCCTTGACCTAAGTCCAAAGAAGCATTTGCCGCTTTTGCCGCCCAATTGTCAGCCATTTGTGCAAGATCGCCCTTGTAGGTATATCTTGTAAAGCCAACAGGAATGCCCTTCTTGATTAACTCAAGACGACCTGCCGCCTCTGCCAATTCACCCGCTTCAATCAATCTGCGAACATCAGCAACTTTCCCCGCAGCTTCTGCCGATAACTGACCTGCTTGTGCTTCATATTCAGCAACAGCTTTACCAAGATTTGCACGATTTAATGCGGCTTCTCTTGATGGAGTTGTAATAGTATTCAAGGCATCTTTTGCTTTTTCAGCAATAGAACGAACTTCAGCCGCATTCTCACCACCCGCCAATTTAGACAAAGCCTTTAAAGATTCATCTTCGTTGAATAATCTAACTTTTCGTAAGAATTGTGGGTCTTGTTTTAGCGCATCATCAATCAATGCTTGCCATTTAGGATTGTTAACAGAAGCTGTTATTTCAGCAACACTTGCATTGGGAGGAGCTTTCTTTAGTGCAGCAAGCACATCAGGAAGGTCTTTACCAAGAGACAATTGAGCCAAAGTAGCCGCTTTTTGTGCAGGAGCATTGAATAAATCTACTACTTTTCCAATACCAGCACTTACTGCTTGACCAACAACACGACCACCCGCTTCATAAGTAGCGCCTTCAAGGACGTTCTTAACAGGTTGTGTTTGAGCCTCTTCAGGAGTCATGCCACCAAGGTAAATATCGCCTAGCTTTAAGACTTCTTTAGCCATGCCATAGCCTAAACCTGCACCGCCAACAATGCCTGGTGGCCCTGCTGGAGTACCTAGTAAACCACCGCCAACCGCACCCATTGCTTCAACTGTAGGAGCAAGTACTGGTTTGGCAATATTGCGATAAAGCAACTGGCTTAAAGTTAAATTCTGTTCATTTTTAGCCGCAGGTACAGGCTTTCCATAGCCAGGTATTTGAGCTGAAGGAGGAGCAGGGTAACGAGCCGCCAATCTAGCAGTTTCTTCAGATTCTTGCGGCTTAACACCCAAGAACTTATTAGGGTCAAACTCTGTTGTCTTACCAAGATATGCATCAGGGTCAAATTCAGCCATATTATTTTTCTCCTAAACGATTCTTGATTTGTGCAGAACGAGGATCATTTGGGTTTTTGTTTGCCCAATCTAAGGCTTGCCGATCTTCACCAGAAAGCGTTTTCTTAGGTTGTTCAGCCTTGTATGAGTACGTCAAATCGTACGCTTCTTTCAAACGAGTCTTAGAACCCTGAATGTCTCCAATGGCTTGGTCAAGTGAGGCTCTAACATCTTTGGCATCTTGTCTGCGATCAATGGCAGCAAAAGAAGCGGTAAGTTGTTTACCCTCTTGATTAGACACATTACCTAAAGCACCACCAGTTTTGGAGGCATCACGAAGGTCTTGTAAGGCTTGGAAACCACCTTTTGCAACAATCTTATCGTATAGGGCTTGAGCCGCACGACCATTTGCTGTAATGCCAGGCAATCGACCTGCCGCAATACCTGTGATTTCTGAAAGACCAGGACTATCTCTTAGCTTCTCAATGTCTTTAACAAATGAATCAGCCTTAGTTTCAAAACTGTTAATTGCAGATGTTGCCTGTGGGTATGCCGCTTCACGCTTTTGCTTTTCTTTAGGAGTAAGCAATTCTGCATTAGCCGCTTCTTTTAAAGAAATGGCTAGTTGTGCAAGTTCTCTTTTAGTATCAGTTTGCAATTGAGCAATTTGCAAGGCAGTAGCACCACGCTCACGAGCCGCTTCAATCTTGGAATCAGCCGCAACTTTGGCTCTTTCTAGTGCAGCATCAGCCGCAGTTTTAGCCGCTTCAGTCTTAGCTAGTGTGGCTTCTTTTTTGCTTTGAGCTGCTGTTAAAGCCGCCAAAACCTTCTCTGGTGGGCCGTATTGGGTCAGAATACCAATAACTTGATCTTGTGAGGCATCAGGGCCAAGTTGAGACAACTTAGAGCGTAATTCCTCTTCTTGTCTAATAGAAAGTTGAGTCTTAGCCGCAGTAGCCAAAGAAGACTGTTCTGCCGCCCGTCTTTGTTGCATTAAAGCCATCTCACTCTGCGCTTGACGAGCATATTGAGCCAAAGCCATAGCACCTTGTTGGTCACCCATCTGAGACAACATCTGAGCGCCTTTTAGGATCGACTCAGGGTTAGTCTGGTCTATCTGTTGGGCAATAGTATTTCTAGCACTAATTAGCTTTAACTGAGGGTCTTCTATGCCCATAGCACCACCAATGGCAGTACCAAGACCTTTAGCACCACCATAAGTCAATGCCGCACCACGGGCAGCAGGGTCTAGTTGAGCAAGAGTAATGCCTTCTTGCAAAGCACTTGTCCTTTGACGCTCACCATACATTTCAGGGGTTAGACCGAACAAACCCGCTACGATATTTTCTGCCATGATGAATCCTTAAGAAAATAAGCCACCAAATGCTTGCCCAAATGCGGGAGAAGCACCTAGTCCACTCAATAGTGTTGAATAGGGGTTAGTAGTTGCCGCAGGGCCAGTAGCCAAACGAGTACTGAACTCAGCACCAGACAGGCCTAAACGACCCACATTAGCACCTGCGGTAGCCGCTTGTTGACCAAGAGCCGCACCCATTGTCAAAGGTTGTTGTGCAGCAGTCTCAAGACCTTGCACTTGTCCCAAAGCAGTTGTATAGGGTTGATATGCCGCCTGTTGACCTGCATAGTAGTTGCCCATAGTTTGTGCGCCAGTACCCAACAATCCCGCACCAAATGCGACATTCTGTTGACCATACTGTTGAGCATTAGCCGCCAATTGAGCCTCTTGTTGCGCTCTAGCGTTATACAAAGCCTGTAATTCAGGAGTTGTAGCACCTAAAGTACCGCCTTGTGCAACCGCTAAACCACCACGACCTTGTTGTTGAAGTCTGTTTTGCAGATTAGCAAGTTCTAACTCTCTGCCTGGTTGCAACAAAGCCATCTGCTGATTGAGATAGTTCTGTGCAACATCTTGTGGAGATTGAGCTAAGTATTGATTGCCAAGGCTAAACAAGTTCTGAGCGCCTGTTTGAAGAGGAGCAAACTGTGCTTGAGCGCCTTCAGCTTGTACCAAACCTTGTTCAGCCAACTTAACCAAGCGATCTTGAGCATTCTTAGCTTCAGGGCTTAGTGTGTAACCTGCGCTTGTCAATTGACCAGTAACAGGATCAACTTGGAACTGTGAAGTACCAAATCGAGTAGTCATGCCAACAGGTCTGAACTGAGCCGCTTGTTTGGCAGCAGCAGTCTCTCTATCAATCATGGCTTGCGCTCTTTGAGCCGCTTCACGAGATGTTTGTTGTTGGAGAAGACCTGCACCAGTAGTCAAGCCACCAGATAGCAAAGCACCTATCTGAGCCGCTGTAAGACCGCCTAAAGCAGTTCCTGCCGCAGTTCCTAAACCTGTACCTACGCCAGTACCAACACCCGCAAGAGTAGTACCTAAACCCGTTCCAACACCCGTACCTACTCCTGTTAATACACCAGTTCCAACTCCACCCAAAGTAGTGCCAAGACCTGATCCTGTCAAAACTCCTGTGCCTAATCCTGTACCTGCCGTAATACCTGCGCCTGTTCCTGCCGCACCTAAACCCGCACCAGTAGTAGATAGCCCTAGACCACCTGCACCTGCCGTTAAACCAGTACCGCCACCCATTCCTGCAACAGTACCTAAAGCACCTGCACCACCAGTACCATATAAAGCCGCAGCTTCAGCCGCAGTCAAAGCACCAGTACCCGCAGGGATTCCACTTAGACCCGCTAAATCAGCGCCTACAGTTCCTGCTCCACCAAATAGATTACCAAAACCACCGCCTAGCCCACCGAATAAACCAGCAGAACCTGCCAAGAACTTTAGAAAGTCTTGACCTGCATTTACTTCTTGTTGAATACCAGTTCTTTGAAGTTCACCAGTAGGTGTGTATTGTTGATAGCCACCACCTACTTGGTTTTCACCAACTTTATAGGTAATCACATTCTCAAGACCACCAATCTGTTGTGTTTCACCAGAACCAGTAGTTTGATATACGGGCTGAACAATGGTGTCGCCAAGGGTAATAGTCTGTCCTTGAGGTACAGTAGCCGCTGCACGGGAAGCAACAGCACCCTCATCTAACCCAACAGCCGTAGCCATTTGAGCAGGGGAAATCCCATAGGTCTCCATAGCCGCAACGATCTGGGCATCAGTCATGCCTGGATTAGCAAGCAGAAAATCCAGTATTTGTTGGTTAGATACAGCCATTATTTAACTCCATTAAGGCACATTAGGCCAAGCAATAGTCCAAGGAAAACCTGCTTGAGTAGTGACATCACGCAAGGCTTGACGATATGTTGCCCAAGCAGTTTTGTCCATAGGCGAATCAGCTAGTTGTGTCCAATCAGAGTCTTTCAACTTTTGATTGCGTTGCTCACGCACTTTTACAGCTTCTTCTGAGTCTGGAATTTGAGTGATAACCCAATTTGTTAACCATTGACCATTGGATTGAACTGGCGCACCAACATGAGCACGTTCACGTTGGGCATCGATTGTAGGTTTGTCAACCCATTGCACTTCTGCGTAATCAGCCATACCAGCAGAGTCAAGCTGTATATCGCCAATGTGTCTTGGATATTCAGAAGTTGAAAGTTTGATGTATGTGGTCATATTGTTGTTACCGATGAAGTTAATGAAGACGTTGCAGAAGTTAATCCAGAAGTTGCGGGTGAAACTGTAGATGTAGAAGAAGTCAATGTAGATGTGGCTGCTGTCATTGTAGAAACAGCATCTCCTAATGAAGAAGCAGCGTAAGTAATTGAATTTCCACCAACTGTATAAGTTCCTGTCAAAGAACCATCGTTAGGCAATTTGGCAAACATAAAAGCGTTTGTTCCACTAATACCTGAATATCCACCAATATAGATATTATTAGACGTATCTGTTGCTATTGACCTGCCAATGTCAGTACCGCTACTACCTAAACTTCTTTGCCATTGGATTGTTCCGCTGGTGTTGTACTTCGCAATTTGGAAATCAGATGTTCCAGACTTATTTGAAACACCAAAGAAATAAGGATTACCAGAAGAATCTACTGCTACTGAATAACCAACATCAGATGCCGCACCGCCACCCAATCTTCTTTGCCATTGAATTGTTCCACTAGAGTCATACTTGGCAATATTAAAGTCATCGTTTGGATAACTATCAAGTTGTCCGCACATAAAAACATTGCCAGAGGAATCTGTTGCTACGCCATACGCATAGTTACTACCGCTACCGCCCAAATACCTTTGCCATTGGATTGTTCCACTACTGTCATACTTTGCTAATTGCATATCGTATGTGCCAGAAGTATTTGAATATCCGCAAACAAAGACATTGCCAGACGAATCTACTGCTATTCCATTTCCAACATCAGCACTACCAGCTAACTTTCTTTGCCATAAAACTGTGCCATCTGTGTCGTATTTAATTATTTGGAAGTCACTAACATTAGGGACTCCCAAAACATGAACATTGCCAGAAGAATCTACAGCAACCGAATTTGCAGTTCCTACAAAATTCTTTTGCCATTGAATTGTTCCACTTGTGTTGTACTTAGCTACTTGATAGTTACCATTTGAAACGCCGCAAACATAAACATTACCAGCAGAATCTACAGATACTCCATTACCAGTATCACCAGAACCACTACTCAAAGTTCTTTGCCATTGGATTACGCCAGCAATATTGTATTTAGCAATCTGGAAAGCAGCTACAGAGCTTATTCTTGAGACTCCGCATATATAGAAATTTTTAGCAGAATCTACTGCTACTGAGTTTGCATTGTCTGTGTCAGAAGCATCATTAAGAAAGCCAATCCAATTGGGATTGAATATAGGCCATGTGCCTGCTTTTATATACTGTACGGCTTGGTCAAGTGTCCACACTCCACTAGCTGCACTAGAAGAAACTGTAGGTGCAGTAGCGGAAATTACACCGCCTATATAACGAATGGACATTGTGAATCCTTATGTGATTTCTTCAAAGCTAATCGTGGCAACCAAGTCGCCAGACGCACTAGCAATCGCACCAATTGATTGATTCTCTAGCAAATAAAATGCAGTAGTTTTATCACTAATAATCAATGAAGCATCTGCTGGAACAGAGATGGTTGAGGCTATGGCTAACCCAGTACCACCCAAAGCAGCCGCAGAATAAATATTGACTGTAATGTCAGTCGCTACTGTTCCATCAATATTGGCAATCAAGATTGAGTTAATCTTAAATACTTTGCCACTTGATGCAGCGTTTGATGCAAGTTGAGTTGCACTTGTACCCACAGCAACCGATAAGGTATTACCGATAATACTTGTGACGTTTACGATATTAGGATTTGCCATAATATTTCCTTAGAAGCCAAAGAGCATTGCTAATGCAATAGATTTACCTGTTGAAACACCAGCAGTTCCCCATGTAGGAGCTGCCCCAGAACCACCAGAAAGAAGTGCTTGACCACTTGTGCCAGCCGACCCCGCCACCAATAATCCAGTAGTGATATTTGGTGTAGTCAATACTGGCGAAGTAAGAGTCTTGTTTGTCAGGGTTTCTGAACCTGTCAAAGTAGCAAAGCCACTAGTCGTAAATGCCGCCTGAGTCCAAGCTGATCCTGTCCACACATTCAGAGTATTGACTGAATTGTTCCAGTACAAAGCACCTGTCAACAGAGCATTTCCATCGTTGTCAACAGTAGGAGCAGAAGACTTAGAACCTAAGTATCTGTCATCAAAAGCATCGTATGAAGCTGCCGCATTGGTTTCGCTAGTAGCCGCATTGCTTGCACTTGTAGAAGCGTTAGAAGCACTTGTTGAAGCATTAGAAGCAGAGGTAGCCGCATTAGATGCAGAAGTAGCTGCCGCAGTAGTCGAACCAAAGATCGAATCTATTTCAGTTTTGGTATAAGCATTTGAGATGTTATAGCCAGCAATAGTCGTTGGATTCGTTCCTGCCGTTGCCCGACCATAAGCATCAAAAGTAACAGACTGATAAGTTCCTGCCGAGATTCCAGAAGTAGCTAAATCAATGTTGTCGCCATTGACAACAATACGACTAGAAGATGCAGTTCCTACATTAAGGGTGTTACCCGTCTTTGTAAGACCATCACCTGCGGTAATCTGACCTGCACCTGAGAACTGCGCCCATGTAATCGATGTGCTACCTAGTGTTCCACCTGCATCTATCGTGCAGATGAAACCAGAGTCAGCGTTAGTTGTGCCTTTTTCAACAAAGGTAAAAGCCGCAACCAACTCAGCATAAGTGTCAGCGTCTGTTGTGCGTGTCCAAGACCCTGTGGCACACAAGTAAATACCATTGTTAGAAGCAGTAGATTGGTCTTTAACCAAGACCCGATCACCCGCAATAATTGATATGCCATCAATAGTTTGTGCGCCAGACAATGTGATATTTGCAGTAGTAGCCGCAACAACAGAGGCTTTGGCATCAATACCTTGGGCTAGTGCATCGACATAACCCTTAGTAGCCGCATCAGAATCGTTTGTAGGGCTTGCCAGACCAGTAATGGTTGCCGCTGTACCACTATCCATATCTAGCGCACCAGAGATGGTCACATTGTTAAACGTAGACGTACCAGAAGCCGCAGTTACATTGCCTGTCAGATTGCCAGTTACATTGCCTGTGACATTTCCTGTTACTGCACCCGTATGAACACCTGCTGTATTACCTGTAACTGCACCTGTGAGTGGGCCACTAAAGCCTGTTGTAGCAGTAATGTTTGTGCCAGTAATGGCAAGAGCAGATGAACCACCAATGACCACACCATTGAGTGTTCCTGCGCTAATGGCAGCAGAAGCAATCGTAGCGGCTGTGCTAACAGTAAGGTTAGTAAAAGTACCTGCTGCGGCAGTAGTTCCACCAATCACCGCACCATTTATCGTACCCCCAGTAATCGTGGCAGAGGCGTTATCTGTCTTTGTCGCTACAGCAGTTGCAATGTTATTGAACTCTGTATCAATCTCAGTACCCTTAACAATCTTTAAAGGATTGCCAGGCGAAAGATTATCTTTGGTTGCAAAGTTAGTGGATTTTGAATAATTGCTCATATTTATCCTATCTTGCCTTCTTTGGCTTGAAGTTCAATTTTCTGAATTGACAACTGAGTGCCGCTAATAGTGGCTTCGTATCCTGTTTGTACAATTTTACCTGCACTTGAAGCATTACTTGTCAATGCTTTAATTGGTATGCCACTTGTGAAGTCTGCAACTGCATACTCACCAATCCCATACTCATAATAACCTTGCGGAGGAATAAAGACGTTCTCTGACTGATAAGCACCTGAGTAGTCAAAAGCCCACTTAATTGTGAGAAACTGGTTAGAGCCACCAATCACTACGGCAGTAATAGACTTCAGAATGGAAATCTGATTAGGATTACCTAGGTCAGCATTGTTTGTGTAGTACAAGAATCGATAAGCAGAAGTATCGTCAATATAACCACCATACTTACCAATGTAGCCATTCTTTCCAATGTACAGATCACCATTACGCAACGATCTGAGTGCCGTTGGGGAAATATTGTCCCATTTGGTTACACGGGAAGAACCATCTTGGAGACTTTGCTTTGTATCGAAACAGTAAACTTGCAAAGTAGCTGGTAAAACAAGTAGGTAAAAGGCTTCTTTTTCTGAGTAAACAGACTTCAAATTAGCAAGAGTTTCACCTGCTAAAGATGAATTTAGGTCAAAACGAACATTCTTAGATAGGTCTCGCAAAGGAGCAGACTTCTCTTGAATAGTCCTCATCAATGAACGAACACCTGAGTCTGACAAGAA